CGAACTCTCTGCTGTTGTAGTGCATGTTGTAGAGCATGTGCTCATACTCCAAAGCATGGCGATGGACATGTTGGTCGAATCGACTCGCATCAATGCCCACGGCAACGGGGTCTACAAACCGGCCCCATTTGTTTTGTGCCACCCTTCCCTGCTTGACGGCGTTCATCCCTTTGAACACCGTGATACCACCAAACACCTTTTTAATGCATTTGTATAAAACTCCCTCGAGCGGGCGTAAATAAACACCAATCTGAATGTTGTACTCTGGCGAGCGTGGCTGAATTACCCGAGGTGCCGGGTTGGGCTTCTTGGTCAAGTTGAGCTTCTCAAACTTGACGAACGTCTTGAGCGTTACGTGCCACTTCTGGGGCCCTAGAGTCTCAAGCCTCACCAATGCTTGCTCGTAGATCGCCCGCTTCCGACCGTCACAACTTGCCACGAATTCTTCGCGGCTGAGTGGGGTGAGACCACGGGCAACTTTCCGATAGGCACGGGTGAATGGGTTGAGCCTCCTCCAGAAGAACTCAGCGGCAGGGACGTGTGGTGGAACCCACTCGTTGCCCTCTTTGTGCAGAAACACACGCTCCAGCAACCCACGTTGGATGGTGTCCAAATCATTAGTGTGCGCCCCGAAGTGTAAACCGCCACCCGCCATGGCGAAATAACTAAGTCTCCGGGGTTTTGGGAACTGCCCGTCTGTACGGACCACAAGAGCGCCAACCGGATAATGTTCAGCAAACGCGTCCCAAAGAGCTTCGGACGGCGCTGTGGACAGGCACTCTACGTAACACGGGCTAACTAAAAAGGCGACGGCCGGCCGAATCGCCGACGCCACTGGACAGGCAAGGACGAGGCCACTTGGCGAGCAATCAACTCGTCAGCGGTTGGTGTGAACACCATGACCATTATACGATCAATGTCTCGCGAGATGTGCATGACTCGGTGGGACCCCCCAGTCCGACGCATCATTTCGGCAACCGCAAGTTTGTAAGCTTGGTCTTGGTTCAACTTCGTCCACTCAGGTGTCCCGCACATCCTGAGCTTCACATACCTGGCAATCTGGGGCACCAGGTTTCTCCGGAGAGTCCGTTCTGCAACCTGCTCTTCGGTCATCTCGGTGTCATCCAGACAATTGTCCAACTCCGTCACCAGGGCGGCCCCACGCTTGTAGTTACGCAGCGCATCCGCCACCTTCACCACGACACTCAGCGTAACAAAAGCAACACAGGCAAATAGCACTGTAGCTGTCATGATCTGCGCTGTCTCCCAAAGAGAATCAGTGTACGAATGGGTCTGGAAAAGCAAGGACGCTGCCCCCACAATGAGTGAGACGGTGAACGGTTCCATGACAAATGGAAGACAAATTTTATGCTGATCACAAGGGCTTG